TCCAACTTCCAGGCTACAGGTCGTTCGTAGTTCCAGTCTTCCAGAGACTTGCGGAAAAACGTCAGTACGCTATCGATGTCTCGACGATTTTGAATCAACCAGAATTGACCGTTCATCGCGTTAGCTCATCCCAAAGGTCTTCGATAATTGCTTTAACTTCTTCGTACAGCTTTTTAATTACGGTCATAATATTCCTCCACCGACCTTAGCTTCTCCTTTGGATATATGTAGTAAGTGCCTTTACAGTATTGATCCCTTAATACCTGGTAGCCATATGCCCATCCCTGGACGACATACTCACCGTGATATCCAGTAACTAACCAGTAGATCTTTTTCTTGTCGTCTCGGTTAGACAGCAAAAGATTATAGTTATGATTAGGAGACCATCTCACTTCATCGGTATATCCGATATCAACTGCTCGCATCTCAGTGACACCACTCCAATGAACGTTTAAGACTTTACACATCACGAACTCGGATATCGCAGCCTCGATGTGATTGCCCCATTCTTCTTGAGGCAAAGGCTTTCTATCTCGATGTTTATAACCATCAAGAATAGATTCTACTTGCCGCCTCATACCATGATGAGCCGCGTGTTCTATCTCGCGCTGAGTAAGATTAATCTTGACCAAGTTTTAAAAACTCCAAAGCATCCATTTCTAGATGATTCGATAGTTTCTCCACTAGCGATATCTTTGCGTCTTCTCTATGCCTCCACTGACTAACTTGTTGCTTAGTAATACCAAGACTTGAAGCGAGCTCAGTTGAGCTCACTCCATTCTTGACCTGTGCAAGTCGAAGAGACTTACCGAAATTAAAACGGCAAGTCATCGTCTTCTACCGTAGCAGTGGTTTCTGACCCGTAAACATCTTGGATCTTACCAGTCATGACCGGCTGATTTCCTGAAGCATCACGTTTCCATAACGCGATATCAATCGTCTCGCCTTCTTTGATGTCACGGTGAGCAACTACTTTACCGCTAAGGATCGGGCCGCTACCGCCTCGGTCATTCTTCCATAGGCTCACTTTACCGCGATTGTCGTATTCCATTTATATTCTCCCTATAAGAGTTAGATTGGTTTCTAAGTCTTCCAGCAATTTATCAACCGCCGCTGAAAGTGAAGCGATATACTTGTCGTCTCGTTTGACGTTCATAATTAGATTCGGTAGGTCTGGGTGATAAGACATAAACCAGTAATCTTCCAGATCCATCAGCCACATCGTACCTTGAACTTGCGCGTAATACTCTTGAGGCATTTCACCGTCTTTGTGATAGTCGATCAGATATTTAACGTGCGTAGTGTGCATTGGGCACTTAATCTCTAAACCTGAATCAACTATCAACCGATCAGGGCTGCAACCAACTGTCTGCGAATCATTGGTTACAAACCCTACTTCTCGGCAGATTAAATCTGTTTGGAAGCTAAATACATCCGCAGCTTCCGGCTCTAATTCGCGTCCACGCTTCATATGAAAAGTATCGAAGCTATCAAATCTTTTTTTAGCCATCTTCTCAGCTAATAGCTCATGCATGTACTTCTCGCTAGACGCACTAGGCTTACCCGTAGGAGTCAAAAGGTCTTTGAACCGACTCGCAGATGGCACTCCAAGACGTAGCTGAAACCACGCCTCAGAACCTTGTTCAACGTTGTGGATCTTCATTGAGCCGCCTGCTTTGCTTTCTTTTGCTGAAGTTGTTTTTTGGCCTTTTCATACTGCGATTCAGTAAGACGTTTCAAATTCTCTACACCGTAGACTTTTAGAAACGCTTCTTTGCTAGACTTGGTAGCATCTAACATAGCATCAAGGTGTGCGACCTTTTCGTCAGAGATATCTTCTATTCCCAAATCTTGTGCATCAGTGTCCTCATCGGCACAGACTGCCCACATGCTTTGCGCTTGATATCTCTTCAAATAGGTGGCCATCGAACCCAAGTCTTGGATCGGATTCTTAGATGTTTTAGGAACTTCTACGCTTGCTACTTGCTTTACCCACTGACCACTGACATGGGAAATCTGACTACTTACAGCGACATTCCCATTGTAAGCCTCTACCGACTGGATGAACGAAAGTCCGTTAGCACTAGCAACGGGCCTGATACAGCCTAGAACTGATGTGAGATCAGCGTACTCGTTCTTGAAGAAATTGTTCTTCGTGTTTTTGCTTGGATTGCGAATCTCAGACTGTGCCTTAGCAAGCGCAGACGTTAATTCATTGATGCTTTCTGATTGTTCCATTTTCTTCTCCTTTACTGAAACGATTAAAGAATAAACGATTCATGCGAAGAAGTAAACAAAACTAAACATGTTAATTAGGGGTATCTATGGTATGATGGGGATTCTTCTCCCCTGTGCCTCGGCACAAACACCTCGGCCCACTTCGGTGGGCCTTTTTAATACGTCCAGATAACCGGCGTAGTTTGACGAATGTCTACATGGACAAAAGATTTGGCGATGCCAATACCAGAGAATCCGAGACGTAGAGCGTTAGAAACAATAATAAAGCGGTGAGCACCGTTGCTGATAGCAATATCAGCAGCGCAGCCTGTTGTATGCTGCCCTGGGGTTTGCTTTTTAGCTTCAATGCTATGCTTAACAGACCGATAACCGCTCGTAATGACAAAAGGAAAACCACATTCATGACGTAATGCGTCCAGGGACGTGACGAATTCTTCTTTGATTCCATTTTCCCCAGTCTCCTGGCAAGCAAATTCTTCTAACGTGAAATATTTAAACATTACTTATCCCTATGTACGGCGTTCTTTTTCTCATAGGTTCTCATTGCGCCCAATCCTAGCATACCCATAAGCACAGGCATCATAGTCTCCAGAGGTACCAGAGGTATAACTATGTCTATACCAAATAAAGCCAGCACAAAGTTGCTGAATGGGATGGTAATAAAGTTACCAAACATCCCAAGGCCGCATGTCCAGCCAATAAAAGGTCGCCATCCCGACACAAAAAGCGACTTATGAGCCGCTTCTACCTTGTTGACCTCTAACTGACCCTTAGCAAGCTCTTGAGCGTGATTCTCGGCCATTGTAGCGACTTCATGCGCCAGCCTAGCCTTCTGGTCTTTGTCCTCTATGAACTTGTCTAACAGGCCCGATACTGGGCCTATCAAAGCCTGTATCACTCTTTTGCCTTACCAATATTAAGCGCGAGCATCTCTAGCACTTTGTAGATCTTAGCAATGATCTTGTCATCTTTAGGTGTAGGGGTTACCGCACAAATTGCGCTACAAAGGGCGACTAGGGTTGTCGCTATTTCCAGATACTCCAGCATATTGATCTCCTATTTCGCAAGCCGTTACGATCTTGCCGTAGTTTAGTTTTTCCGCTGCTGCTTCACATTCTTGCAAGGTGTCAAATTCTATCCGATCAGGGCTTATCCAAGACCCGATCATGATGATTAAAATATATTTCATTTACTTCTTTTTTATGTCCTCTATTTCTTTCTCTAAGTATTGCAGCCTAATCTCTTGTGCGTGGTTAGTGCGAATTGACTCTTGCACTTCCTGCGGCGGTGCCCAGTTGTTTCTAAATTCAGTGTTTAACTCAACAACCTTTTCTAGCGCAGCAATCTGACTGTTCTGCAAAAGATCATCGGGCAAAGCACCAAGCTCGCCTCTAGGCCATTTGGTGCGAAACTCGCTGTTCATCCCTATGTCTACTTCAAGAATTGTTAGTTGGCGCTCTAAGACAGAGATACGATTAGTCACTTCTGTATAAGCCAACACCGCTACAACAACGCCAGCAATGATCGCCACCAAGTTGCGAATAGGGATCTCAATGGTCGTGTTGTCGTTTATCTCTGCCATTATTTGTTCCTGTTGTTAAACAGGTCAAACAAGGTGCGGATCTTTTCTTTGATCTGCTCAATATCGCTGTGCATTTTCGCTAATACAATGACTAGCGTGACGAAACCGAATGCTATCGGCCAGATAGTTCCAATCGCGTCAAGTGCTTCCATTTCATCCTATTCTACCAGCTCACCCGCTGGTTGCAGTTCTTCTTTGATAGTGTTGACGTAAGCCTGAAATACAGTTTGTAGTTCGTTAGCTTGCATGTTCA